GCGTGGAAGTATTTTTGTAGCTTCAAACCCCCAGCTATTGTGTGGAGTAAAGTGCTGAACTACTCCAGTACGTGGTTTATCAACTACTACTGTCCATTTACCATCTATGTAGTTAGGACTTGCTTTACCCGCTGAGCATATGTCTTTTAGTACATCCATAACACTAGTAATATTAGTTAGTACTGCATTATAGGTAAGTAGAGGTTTAGTAATGTCTCTAGTCCATTTACTGTTTGCATAGGTCATAGGCTCACAAAACTTATACCAATCAGCTAATGCATTTAAATCTACATAATTTGCGGCATCTATAATATTGTCTGCTACTCTGTAAGCATTAGCAGGGTGCATTAGTACATAAAGGAATAATGCTGCAGGATTGTTAGTAACATCTACAGTTTTCCAATTGTTTGTTATTCTATTTAGTACATTAGCCTTAGTTTGTACTAAAGCATTAACCCCTTCTAAACTACCATTTATTTTATTAGTGCTTTGGACTTTAATAAAAGTTCTGGCTAAGTGACAATTTGGCGGATTTTTTACAACACGAATAGGTACTAGTTGATTATTAGAGTTTAGTGTTTGTTTATTATATCCTGTTACTGCGTAAAGAATTGCTTTAGTATAATATCTATGATCTTTATCTTCTGCTTTTTCTGTTTCATCATTATTTGTTCTAATTATTTGAATAGAGTATTTTGCTCGTGGTAATCCATGCATTTTATAAACATAGTTAAATGCGTCTTTTCGTTGTGAAAAGAATCCACCTTTGCCAAATATTAGTTCATTACCCATAGAACCTGCAATGTTTAATCCAGCATTTTTAGCGTATGTAATAGTTAAAGCTACTGCAGCTGCACCGCCTCCAGAATTTAAACCTTTCATTCTTACTGCGTATACCCTGTTAGCTTCACCATAGAACCAAGTTACCCCTACATTTGCATACGCACGATCACCTTGAATAGTAATTAACTTTGCATTGTCTATGAATACTGAGCCTTCGTCATCAGCAGTTGCTGTTATTTCGTAGTATCCTGTTTCTGGAAAAGTTACTTGAGCAGTTTTATCAAACTCAGCAAGGGCTGTTTGGCTTCCGCCTGTGCCTGTGTACTGCCATACTCCGTTATTTGTTAAAAATGAATTCCATCCATCATAGCCGCCAAATGCTCCAAGAACACCTGGAAATTGAGTAGCACTAAATATAGGCTGTGGTGTACCTGCGGCGACTGCAGTTTCTACAATTCGTCCTGCGGCTATAACAATGTCGAAATCAGTTGTACCAATCTGATTACCACTATCAGGATCTATAATAGGCACGCCAGCTGAATTACGCTGTACTGCTCTAGTAACAGAAGTAAGTCCTAGGCCTTCTATAGTTCTGGTACCAGAACTAGCTAGGTGCGATATTGTAGACAATTCTAAATAATTAGATCCTGAAAAGCATAGTGTGTGTAATTTAACATAGCCGTTGGGAATATTGGGTAGCCTTAATATATTGTTTCCGTCAGTACCTACAAAAGCCGCGTACGACCCTTGTGTAGCTAAAGTTTTTATATAAGTAGAAGGATCTGCGTATTGATTATCAGTGGCAGCTCCGCTAAATACTGCTATGCCGCCGCCTGGTGCCATAGCAATTACATACCATTTATATAATGGTGTTACATCACCATTAGCGTCTGTATATGAAGGAGCAGAACTAATTGTGGTTTTAAATCCTGTGTCACTAGGGGTTGCTGACGCGTAGTTGCCTAGATGGTAAGACGGTAACGTTGACCAGGATGTTTCACCTTCTTTGCGTAAACGAACTTGAATTGAACAAGTAGCATCGGTTACAGTTCCGTCAGTATTTTTAATTTTGCGCATACCTTCTGGAAAATTAAATGCTAAATCGATATCTTCAGCATACTCTTCTAAAGTAACAACTGTAGGAGGATTTCCGTCTACTAGATTGTTAACTAACTCAATTTGAGGAAATCTTTGCTCTATATCAGTTGGAAATAATTTGTCAAAAGCATCTAGCTTACCACTTGTAGTTTCCTGAGGTACTCCTAACAAAGTCTCTGGTACTGGGTGATCAAGTCCCACACCAGCTTGAGCAGTGTAAAAAAGTTCATTTAAAGTTTTTGCACCTACACGAATATCATCAACTGCTAGCGGCCCAAATCCCCATACAAGGGATAAGTGTAATAAGCTAGTATCTGTTAATGTTTCTACATAAGGCACTGCTCCAAGCATTGCAGTGCTACGCATTTTGCCGAGCACAACAGGAATAGCGCCAAAACGATTAGCTTGATTTGCAGCACCGCTAAACGCATTTACAGGTGCGGAACTCCCTGGATCTTTTCCATTTAATGGGCGAATAGGAAAGGCGGCATTAATAAGTGCCATACCTGCCATATTAATAGCCATAGTACCGACTATTTTGCCAGTTGCAGTAGTAACCATAGTGCCTTGAGCAGCACCTACTCCTGCTTCGGTCATACCCATCGCAGCACCAACGTCAGCACCAAAAGTTATGGCTACATACAATACAACAAGCGTAAGTATCAAGCGTTGAGTACTTTTACCTTCTGGTACTACTTTATAAACAACGTTTTGTCCTGCTTGTACACGCACAGTGTTCCACTCGGATTGTGGGATTTTAACGCCATCTAAAAATAAGATTAATTTTTTGGCAAAGTAATCACTAATTTTATATGTATCTATTAATTTTTGGGATACGTCAGCTAATGTAGAACCAGCTATAGCTAGTTCTGTATATTTTGTTTGTTTAAAAGGATGTGGTCTGCCTACTAGCATTGTGCTAGCTTGTGTACTATATTTATAGTAACCTTCAATACGCTTAGACCATTTTGGGCTGTTAACAGACTCTATAACGCTATCCATGCCGTCACGAGCATGAATAAATTTATCTTCACCAATATAAATTCCAACGTGAAAAGGCTCACCTAATATATTGAATACTATAACGGAGCCGACTTCTGGTGTTTGAACTTGTGACCAGTTGTTTTTATACTGATCCATCATTTCAAGAATACGCGTATCGTATGCTCCTGAATACTCTTCAGTATAGCTGGGTAATTCAATAGCATATTCCTGTTTATAAAATAAACGCACTAATCCCCAGCAGTCAATACCGCTCTCATCTCTGCCATTCGTAGCATAAGGTAGTCCAATATACTTATTATAATTCATTAAAATAGTCCTGGAAAGTTAGCTGGAGTAAACGTAAAGCAAGGGAATGGTTCACGACTAAGGCTAACCATATTTAGATCAAATGTAATTTGATCCGCATTATAAGTAACATTAGTTATTTTAAAACCTGAAAAACTAGCTTCAACAGTGTTAGGGCTACTAGCCAATACTAGATCTATCTGTACATTAACAGGGCTTGTTAAGTGAGTACGAATAAGATCAATAGCTTCACGAGTAACAAAGTTTAATACTAAACTACACTGTCCTGCTCCTGCTTCTTCTTCGCCTGGCAAAGCTATCTGCATAGGCAAGAAAATATAGTCTTTACTAGTACCGCTAATTGTACTGGTTACCCCATATACGATTTCTTCATCTGTTGTTAGAGAAGTAAGTCTATTAGTATAGCCATCAGCTAAACGCACAGGATTTGCAGGCTCTGCAGGATTAGTAATAGTAACAAGTAAAATTACTGCTTCAGGTGTTTCTGAAGCAAACATTGCTCTAACAGCTGATTGTGATAAACTATTTAATCTGCTCATGGCATCACTTCTAATTTAAGACTGGTAGACCAAAATCCTGGTGCCACATATTGACAATTAAAGAATTCGCCGTCACTACCAGGTATAATACGCACTTCTATAGTTGTACCAAGTATTCGTGGGTGTGGAAAACTAAAACGATTAACACCAGCAATACCGGGTGTAGTAGTATTTGTAGGAAGATTTTTTATAAAGTCTTCTAGTTTCTGAGTCTGTGCAGTAGTCAGTAAAAAGTTTACATTCAACACATTAGGACGCGAGGCCCTGCGTCTTTGTTTCGCAGGGCCAGCATCTGTAGCTGAGCGTATAACAGTAATTCCAACTGATTCACTAAAACCTTTTTGAGGTACTTGCGGAAGCGATGTTGGCCATGCTATTGGCATATATTATCTCCTTGCCAGTAATGGTGTTGTACCATAGTTGGCTGTCATTGCTTGTTGAGTATTTGAGCCTACGCGATTTAATTCACCTGCTACCATATCCCCAACCATTACTTCGATACGACGATTTCCACGTGAATCCATAGTCTCTTTAGTAGTTGCTTTTTCGCTACCATAGTTGTTAACAACTACGTCTACATTACTACCACCACCACGAACTCCAAGATTGCCGTTATTATCGCGCTTTAGGGGCATAATAGCCTCGGGACCTGCTTCGCCCATTAAACCTGTACCTTGTGCAAATTTAAATAATGTAGGTTGATCGACAACTGAATTAGTAAACATTCCACCTTTAGCGTATGTTGTTAACCCTGTGTCAAATACATTACCTTTTGCGCTTGTTTTAATAGCAGCGGGACCATAGTCTAAACTACCTGGTGCACCGTAGTACCCTACTCCAGTCAAAACTGAAGTCATCATACCTTGCAGCCCGCCCATACTAGCGTATAGTGCGGACATTTGTGCGCGCATTTCAAACCTAATTAAATCCATTAACATTTGGTCTACTAGACTTTTAAAATCCAGCTTACCTGTTTTGGCAAATTCAGCTAAAGCATCTCCCATACTTTGAAAACTATTTTCTACAATCTTAGAGAAACCAGTCATTTTACTACCAAGTTTTTCGTTTAGATCAATAGCATTCATCTTTTGTAAGTTAGTGGCTCTTAAAGCTTCACTTTGACCATTAATAGCCCTAGTCATGTTTTCTACTGCTTCGTAATCCCCTGCTAAAGCAGAGTCACCACTGGCTTCAATAGCCAGAATTTTTTGTTCTATTACGCTTTTCTTAGCTATATCTTTATCTATGCTGGATTGTTTTTCTGCAGTTTCTCTAGTTACTCGACCTCTATCTAAATTGGCTTTTTCTTTAACAGCGTCAAAACTAGTTACTAAGCCTAGTTCTTTTCTATAGTTTAATTCGTCCTCTGCTTGATCGCTTTGAGCGTCTGCTGTAGTTTTCTTAAACGCAGCTAGTTTTTGCTCTATATCAAAGCGTGCTTCTATTAACTTTAATTGGTCTTGTAGACCCTTATTGTCTTTTTCTTTTTCTTGTCTAGCTATGACTAGTTGTAAATTTACTTCTGCTAAAGCTATGCTTTTGGCACTTGCTTTTGGATCAGCTTTAAGAGCTTCAATGTCATTTTCTATCTTTTTGCGCTCTAATACAAACTTATTATTTAGCTTTT